ACGACTGAACAGGCTGAATTGCTGGAAAGCGCGATGGCCAAAGCTGCATCCAATTCGACATACGGCATGAGCGATGCGGCGAATGCCTGTCTGAACTTTGCCCGTGCTGGTCTGACAGCAGAGGAAGCGGCGGCGGCGCTGGCTCCTGCTATGAATCTGGCCGCTGGTGAGGGTGGCAACCTTGATACGGTTTCCGCTGGCCTGGTTGCCACTATCAACGGCTTCCATGACACCTTCGACAACGCCAGCCATTATGCCGACGTCTTTGCATCTGCGTGTAACAATTCCGCTCTCGACGTGGACAGCCTGTCCCACGCTATGTCCGTGGCGGCTCCCATCTTCGCCTCTGCCGGATACTCCGTCAACGATGCCGCGCTGTACATGGGCGTCATGGCCAATAATGGTATTGACGCTGACAAGGCGGCAAACTCTCTGAAAACCGGCATTGCCCGTCTGGTTTCTCCGGCGAAGCAGGGCGCGGAGATGATGAAGCAACTGGGGATCTCCGTCACCAACGCCGACGGCAGCATGAAGGATTCCATCACGATCCAGAAGGAGCTGCATGATACCTTCAGCAAGCTGTCTGAATCCGAGCAGATCGCGGCGGCTTCTGCCATATTTGGCAAGAACCAGATGGCCCCCTGGTTGGCTCTCATCAACACGGCCCCGGAGGACGTGAATGAGCTGTCCGAGAGCCTGTCCAACTGTGCGGGAACCACGGATGAGATGGCGGAGGCCATGATGAGCGGCTTCGGCGGTTCCATCGAGCAGTTGAAATCCTCTCTGGACGTGCTGATCACCATGCTTGGCAAAACCCTCTCCGAGTTCCTTGTGCCGATCATCCAGAAGATTTCTGAATTTCTGAATTGGCTGAACAGCCTCGATGCCGGGACGCGCAAGATCATCGTGACCATCGGCATGGTTATCGCCGCCGCCGGTCCCGTGCTGATCTTTATTGGCAAGGTGACACAGGGCGTCGGTGCGCTGATGAAACTCGCGCCGACGATTGTCACGGCATTCGGCAAGATAAAGACCGTCGTGGGTGTGGTTGGCGGCGCGTTGAAGGGGCTGTGGGCTACTATGCTTGCCAACCCGATAACCATCGTCATTGCCGCCATCGCTGCTCTTGTGGCTGGCTTTATCTACTTGTGGAACAACTCGGAGGAGTTTAGGCAGTTCTGGATCAATCTGTGGGAGAACATCAAGAACGCTGTCCAAGTGGCATGGGAAGCCATAACGACGTGGATCACAACCGCCTGGGAGAACATCAAGACCACCGCAGAGACCGTCTGGACGGCCATCTCCACGTTCTTTTCCACGACGTGGGATAATATAAGGCTGAACATCGAAACGGCGTGGACGGCCATCACGACGTTCTTCAGCACCGCCTGGGAGAGCATCAAGAGCATTGCGGAGACGATCTGGAATGCCATCGTGGAGTTCTTCACGACCACCTGGACGAACATCACCACAGGTGTGACCACCGCATGGACGAACATCACCACGGCGATCCAGACCGCCATGACGAACATCCAGACGGCGATCACCACGGCATGGGAAGCGATCAAGGCGTTTTTCTCTTCCGTGCTCAGCGCGATAGGTTCTGCCGTGTCCTCCGCTTGGAGCAACATCAAATCCAACGTGACCACGGCCATGAGCAATATCAAGTCGAATGTCACGACGGCATGGAACAACATCAAATCCACGATTACCACCGTGCTCAGCAACATCGGCAGCGCGATCACCAATGGATTTAATACGGCAAAAAACAACGTCACCAATGCGCTGAATGCCATAAAGAACACGATCAAGAGCGTGTGGGATGGCGCAGTCAATATCGTGAAGGGCGCGGTGGACAAGCTCAAGAGCCTGATGAATTTCCATTGGGAATTGCCCAAGCTGAAGCTGCCGCATTTCAAGATCAGTGGTTCCTTCTCTTTGAATCCGCCCTCTGTGCCTCACTTCTCTATCGAATGGTACAAGAAGGCCATGGAAAACGGCATGATCTTGAACAGCCCGACGATCTTGCCTGGAGCAAACGGCACTCTGCGAGGCTTTGGTGATGCCGGGCCGGAAGCTGTCGTTGGCGTCGATTCCCTTCGCGGTATGATCGGTGAGGCCGTGGCCGCTGCCAGTGGCTTCGGCGGCGATATCACCATCCCGGTATACATCGGACAGCAGCGCCTTGATACCATCGTTGTCAAGGCCATGCAGAGGACAAACTACAGATCAGGGGGCAGATAACCATGGTGAATGTGATCAAGATCAATGGCGAATGGCTCCCGGAGCCTGATGGGGATTTGCAGTTCAAGGCCGAAAAGGTCAAGAAAGAGAACCAGACCGAAGCCGGAACCACCCTTGTCATCGTGACGAGGGTGGAGAAGCTGACGATCACTGGTTCATGGAAACTCTCTGGCGCGTGGATGGATAGATTCAGAGCCTTTCGGCAAGCCGATACGGTGACTGTGGAGTGCTACTATCCGAGGGTCGATGAACTGACCCCGCACGTCTGCCAGTTTGAGATCACGAAGGAAACACACGATTCGAAAGCCCGTCGCCAGCTGCTGGTAAACGGACTTTATGATATCGATGTGGAAATAACAGAGCTGTAATGTACGCAGTATCTGACGCATTCCTGGAAGCCATGAAGAAGCCGGTGCAGCACTCCCGGCTTCGAGGTAACATCAAGGCCAGCGCCTGGAATTACTACTTCACCGAAGAGAACATTCAAAAAGGCTCCTTCAAACTGACAAATCAGTGCAGCGGCAATGACAATGTGGAGATTGGCACCGTTTATACCGGTGAGTTGACCGCCACGTTCGTCAACATGGGCATGCAACGATATTCGCTGAAGGATGGCATTATTACGCCGACATTCTACCTTAAGACGGCAGATAGGTTTGAGCCTGTACCTTTGGGCGTGTATCGCATCAACGAGGCCAACTGGACGCAATGGGGCGTAGAGATCACAGCCTATGACAACATGGTTCTTTTCGACAAGCGGCTGTCCATGAGCTCATCCAGTGGGCGACTCTACGATTTCCTGTCCCTTGCCTGTAACGGTTGCGGTGTACAACTTGGCATGACGGAGGCAGAGGTTAACGCACTACCAAACGGCATGATGGTTCTTGCTGTATACCCGGAAAACGACATCGAGACATACCGTGATCTGGTGTCCTGGTGTGCGCAGACAGCCGGTGGCTACGCCACGATGGACAGGGAGGGCAAACTCGTCATCCGTAGATATGGCGTCACACCAGTGGATACCATCGACAATTACAACCGCCTGACCGGGGCGAAATTCAGCGACTTTGAGACGCGCTACACCGGCATGAGCTGCGTCAACATCGCCGAGAAAACAACCACATACTATTCCGTCGGCTTCGATGATGGCCTGACCTACAACCTCGGCTCCAATCCTCTGTTGCAATTCGGCACAGAGGAAGTTATCCTTGCCAACAGGACGGCAGTTCTTGAGGCGCTGGCAGTCATCAAGTATGTGCCATGCGAGGTCTCCATGATCGGCACTCCAGCCTATGATCTTGGCGACATACTGGTATTCTCTGATGGCATTGCTGACGGCGAGAAAATCTCTTGTATTACGAAATTCGACTGGACGTATGGTGGCAGCTACTCCATCACCTGCGTCGGAGAAAACCCGGCTCTGGCATCCGCGAGGTCGAAAACCGACAAGGACATATCCGGCCTGATGAGTGAATCCAACGAGGATTCCATGAAATACTATAACTACCTCAACGCTGCCGAACTGACCATCACAGACGGCTCCTGGAAGAATGTTATAGTGTTCGACTATATCACTACCAAAGCCACACACATCGATTTCCATGCCGAAATCAAGTTCACGATGGACACCACTGAGATCGAAGGCGAAGACGAGTACACTGAGAATGACGGCATCGTAAAGGTGACGTACTACATCGACAGCGAGGAAATCACCGACTACCACCCGGTTGATACATACACCGACGGCGTCTATCTGCTGCACCTTCTCAAAACATGGTACAGCTCCGGCAATCTCCTGAGCAAATTCACAGTGCGGATCGAGCTGGATGGCGGCTCCATGTTCATCGAGCAGGGTGACTGCCGTGCCTACATCGCCGGCCAGGGACTTGTCGGTGAGGATGGTTGGGACGGCTCCGTTCATGTTGATCAGAACGTCGTGCGGCGCGATTTCGGCATCATTGTCAAGGACTTTGATGAAAGCATCGAGAACCACAATGTTACACCGAGTGAGGGCGGCGTGAACCAGCAGATCACAAAGACCAATTTCATGAGAACGGTTTTCAAGAGTTTCACCGAGGCTGTTTCCAGTTCTGCGCTATTGCATCGCTTCTCTGTGCCGTATAACGCAAATGACATGACCTATGAGAATATTGCCATTGACGGCAATTCGTGGGTCGTGAATGACCACAGCGCCAACGGCATGGTTACGACGCCAGATTGCTCAGTTGACCAGATTTTGCGCGTGACCTCCATGCACAGCGGCAATGATGTCGCGTACATTGTATCCTTTGACAGCGGTGAAACCTGGTGGACATATGCCAACGGCTGGGTTGAGCCTGATTACACGCAGGACGTGTATGGAATGTTCGAGGGCACGATGCGCTCCA